ATTCAGATCGTGCTCTCGACGGTCTGACGGAATCAGCGCTGCATAGGAGCGCTTGACGAACAATATCTCTATTGGCTCGTAGGTCTCTGTGATATCCAGCGCGTAGTTCTCGATGCCGGCTTGTACTGGCACGACCACGTCCTCATAGAGGATCTTGGTGCGCGTACAGAACTCGATAGCGGCCTGCTTGATCACTTCGAGGATCATTACCTCGGGACAGCCAGGCACGGAGGGCCTAACCCACTTTGCGAAAGACCCTGCCGTTGCCATTAGTTAGCCTTCCCTGCTGCTGCCTTTGCCGCTGCAGCCTTAGCGGCTTTAGTCGCTGCTGCCTTCTGAGCTGGGGTCAACACTGCTGTTGCTACAGGTGCTACAGGAGCTGCTGAGGTCTGCGCCTCTTGAGACTCATGTGCTGTGACTACGTCTGCCACTGTTTGTACCACGTCAGCCACTACAGCTGACGGGCCGCCCACCTTATAGTGAACGTAAGCTTCTGCGATCTTAAGCAGAATGCTTGCATGTTTTGAATCTGCTACCTCAGCGACGTGAGCGCCGTTAGGCTGGGGTGCAAAGTGATACTCTTTGCCTTCTACTTCAACGCGGGTACCGCCTTCACGTTTGATAGTGCATTCGATCTTAGCCATTTTGATTGGTCCTTAGATGTGTTAAAACCTGGCCAGCGCAAGGCCAGCCAGGATCTATTAGCTCGATTAAGCTAAGCGGTAGTACAGTGTTACACCGATGACGGCACCAGCTGCAGCAGCTGTTTCGCCAACGATCTTGATACCGAACGGACGGTTCACACCAGACTTAGCCACACGGCTAGCTGCGCGCAAGCCTGCAGCGTCAGCACGAGCTGCTGTTGCAGCCTGAATGCTTTGTGCTGTCAGCCATGCTGCACCGCCGGATGCGGTAGTATCCAAGTCAGTTTTGCCTGCGTTCAGCAAGCCTACTGACACAGTACCGGTTGCGCCTGTATCCAAGTCATCTGTGTCCAGGATCAAGTCCACTGGCACAGCGTCTGCTGGCAAGTAACCTAATTCAATGATGTCGTTTGCCGCTACGTCGGCTACCAATGTGTAGCTTGCGCGGAAAGCCATCAAGCTAGCATCAGTAGGAGTAGGCATTGGCACGACGCCTAGTGCTACGTTGTTTCTCAATAAAGCCATGGTAGTGCTCCTTTACTCTAGTTCGGAAAGCTAGAAGCCCGGAGGCCCCTAGCGATTCAGCTAATTACTTAGCTTGGGTCCGTAGCTGCAGTGTCGAGAGCGATCACACCGAAGTCACGCGAAGTGCCATCGATAGTGAATGCTGTCTTCTTAACACCGAAGATAGAACCGGTTGTGATAACCACTTGGTTGCCACGGTCTTCTGACTCTTCATTCCAGTCGAAGCGTAAGCCTGTGCCAGGTGAACCGAATGCAACCACAGCAGCTTGACGGCCCATAAACAATGCGCGAGCAGCGTTCACAGAACCAGCGCCGTAGTCACTGAAGCGAACTACACCACGGTGTTTATGCAACACAACGTCGTTGTAAAGACCTAAGCCGCCTTTAAAGATCGGGTTGTTACGACCTTCAGAAGCTGCAGCAGCTTTCTGGATGTCCAACCATTGACCTGTAGAGGTTGAAGTACGCAAGTCGTACTCTTGCCATGGGTGCATTACGATCACGTAGTGCTCTTCGCCGTCGATCTCTACCGGCTGGATAGCTGGGATACCTGATGTACCACCACCCATTGTGCTTGCGCGGGCTACAGCTTTGTCTACCAGGCCAAGTGTGAACTTGTCGCCAGCAACCATAGAGCCTTTAGATGTAGCAGCACCGCCGTACAGCAAGTGTTGTGCATCAGGCGCTTGGAACGCATTGCCTGCATAGCCAGTGAATGATGTTTCTTCGATGTAGTCACCGTTCACACCACGAGCACCTGACAGGTACTGGAACAATGTCTCATCAAACAAACGTGACCACCACTCGCCTTGACGAACGCGAGCGATCTTACGCAAATCATGGATCGTACGTTTACGGGTCATCTTGCCGCCCGTGTTGACGCCGCCACGTAACTGGTCGATGTACAGGTTGTCAGTGTAGAACTTCAAATCTTCTTCGTTACCGCGAAGGTTTGAGTCGCCTTGGATAGGCTTCATCTTGAGCTGCATTACCAAGTCGTAAGAAACTTGATCGCCTGCGTCATTTTCCAGATGGGTTAAAGTTTGAATCGGAGTCTGAGCTGCTTCACCAGCGCCCATGAACTTACGATTGAAATATGATGTACGGCCCACATCAACTGCTAACATTGCCGAATATTTGCGAACGGCTTTGGGATCGCCGACGCCAACGATGGTACGTGCCATGTGTGTCTCCTTAAAGATTATGTAATCACTTCAGGACGCACTCATGCGCATCGATCGAGTGTGGTGTTACTTATGCAACGACGCTATTAGCCCATGCCGACCAGCATTTACAATGAGCTGCCAAAGAAAAACCCGCCGAAGCGGGTTCTTTTACTGCCTGTCTACCGAGAGGCCTCGTCTAGCCTGTTCAGCTGCCTGGGTACTGCGAGGCGTATTGATCTTCACACCGTCGTCTGCTTTGATGTCGAGCCGGGCACGCTGGCCAGACTTCTCTAACAGGGTGATGGTGATCCGGCCGTTATCAAAAGATACGGTCTCGCCGACTGCCAGGTCCAGCTTTAAGGCTGATTTACTCATTCTTCAGGGGCTCCTAAGTAGCGGGATAGTTGTGCTGGGCTCAGCTTAGCAATCGCTGCTTCCAGCTTCATACCTGACAAGCTGTCGAGGTGGGCAAACTCTTCTTCACCGGTCTCTGGCAGCTCAGCCGATGGCAGGTTGCCAATCGTCTTTGGGATCTTAGAGAGGTCTGGCTTGCGGCTAGGCTTCTCCTCCTTAAGCGGTGCCGGCTCCTTAGCATCACGCGGTTTGCCGATACGTTCACGAACCAGGCGGTCAGCTTCCTGCAGGAACCATGGCGCTGAGCGCTGTGCGTTCTCCGGTTGCTGAGCCAGATCCTTAACGGCCATGTCCAGCATACCCATCACGTATTTGTCCGTGTAGATCGTATTGGACTTGTCACCAAAGAAGCGCTCCTGCTCCCACTTCCAGCGCGCCTGGGCGTTCTGCTCGTTCTGCTCGGCAGCGATCTCAGCTTTCAGCTGTTGCTGACTGAGGGCCTGCTCTTTAGCGACGATGGCGTCCTTGCCTTCTTCGTAGGCGTCCATGTCGATGTCACCATTGTTGAGCTGTTCGCGCAGCGCTTTCTTTTGCTCACTGAACTCGGCCATCTGGCCATCGAAGTTCTCGACAAAGTCGACACGGTAAGATGACTGGAACTCAGGCTCGTCTTCACCGGCTGGTTCTTCAGGCTCATCGTCACCTGGTTCTACGACAGCCGGCTTGTCCTTGGCGGCATCAGCAGCAGCTGCAGCAGCGGCAGCCTTAGCGTCCGGGTCGTCGTCATCGTCCAGGTCGTCATCGTCATCAGTGTCGATAGGCGGTGTGTCATCATCCTCGTCTACGATTGATTGAAGTGCCCCTGTCGCGTCATCGTCAGCCTCTAGTGCTGCGATCTCTTCTGCAGAAAGGCCGATATGCTCATCATTATCTGGCACTTCATCTTGGTTTCTAGCCACGTCGTTCTCCTTGGTAGTTGGTGGGTACTGCGTTATTTGTATTCTTTGGCTTCGTCAGCCGCTGACTCTTCCTTGCCTGAAGCCAGTTCCTGGTATTCCTCCAGGCGCTCCTTGGCCAGCTTCCTGGCAGCGGCATAGCGCTTCGGATCTTTCTTGATGCACTCGACTTCCATCAGGCTGCGCAGGTCATTCTCTGCTTGCCATTTAGCGTCGATCGCGTCGTATGCTCTATTGCTTGTTTTTGTTTTAGCCATTTGCTGCTCCGTCGTTTTGTGGGGTTTCAATACCTTGGGTGATGCCTGCCAGTGCGGCCGGCTGTGCTTGGTCCATCTGTCCATGCAGGCCTGGGATCTGTTGCTGCTGTACCTGGTCTTCCGATAACTGGGTGGCTGCCTGGTCGATCATGTCGGTAGCAGCTGCCTGCTCCTGGTTCTGATCTGCAAAGCCGGAGCCCTTCATGATCTGATCGGCGATAGTGGCTGCAGCCGGTGAGCCGGCTACCACATTGGCAGCCTGCAGTGCGGCGTACATAGCCTCTACGCGCTTCATGATCGAAGTGGCATCCAGGCTGTCTTTCTTAGCAACCAGTTCAGCCAGTTGGGCTTCCATCGTCGCCATTGCCAGGTCTTGCTGTTTCTTGCTGACTTCGTTTTGGGCTTGCTCAGCTGCCTGCTCTTCTGGCGTAGGTTCAGCATCCGGATCGCGCTGGCCGTTAAGCTTGCGGATACGGGCCACGAGTTGATCTTTGTTAGGCAGGTCGGCCATATCGAACGCAACGTCCATCAGGTTGAGTGCAGCCTGCGGATTCATTTGTGCCAGCTTGCCGATGATGTCGAACAGTGACTCGAACATGGCTTGACGTAGCGTCGAGCGGTAGTCCTGTTCGCTGACTACGAAGTCAGCCTGTTCTTTGGTGATGTCGTTGAGGATGCTGCCATCTGGCTGCTCTTCGTTAATCGACTTGAACTTGGCATAGCCGCGTTCGCCTACCACGCGGACGATCTTCTTGTCGGTGTAGAACTGTTCGATGTTGCTGAGCTCCATCTCGCCAATGAGCTGTGTGCCTAAGCGCAGGTTATCGAACGGCTCGGTCGTTACCACGCCGCCCTGGTCCTGGCGTGCTGTGATCGCCTTGCCTGAGTTCGCATTAGTCTCGCGGCCTAAGTTCTCGGCCGTTACACCGCTGACGTTGCGGATATGCTGGATGTCTCGTTCCATGAGCTGCAAGTGCTCATTGGCCAGGGCGACGTCACGATCGATCTCGATCGACTTGCCGGCCTTCTTGATGATGAGCGAGTCAGGACGTGATGCCTCTTCGCGCAGTTCATCCCAGTCTTCCACGGCACCTTCATCAGCGATGATGCGGTTAGCAGACAGGATCCATAGCGCTTTGGATGCACGCTTGTTCAGGTCATCCTGCGGATCGCGCAGTGCACGGATCGCGCCATACGGAGCGTTGTCACGTTTGCGGCGATAGCACCAGATCGGAACCAGCGGGAAACGACCATGCTTGTAAGGCGATACGCCTTCAAACAGCAGACCGCCGTCACAGAAAATTGCGCAGCGCACTTCCATCTCGAGCTTGTCGTACAGGCTGTATTGGCCCTTCAAGGCGTCCAGGTGTTCCGGGTTGCTGCTGTCGTACTCCTGGCCCTCGAACTCTCCGCCGTTAAAGCGGCGTTTCAGTTTAGGTACGCGGTACCAGCCTTCGATGATCTTCAGGCGTGGTCGCTTGTTCTGGCTGAATGGCGCTGAGGTGTATGGGGTGTACTTGCCGACTGAAGCGTAGTCGCTGCCAGGCTGAGTAACACGGGAGCCGAGATACCACAGGTCGTCCTGCTCTGCGAGCGGGGTCTTGTCCATGGTGCCTTGCTGCTTGATAGTGTCGACGCGGTCCGGGAAGTACGCCATGGCGATGTCTTCATCGATCCACTTCCAGCGGAACACATAGCGCGCATCTGACAGATCCAGCTCTACCGAGTTAGAGTCGTAGACGACTTTGCGCCAGTCTTCGTATCGGGTGTACAGCAGCTCATCGGTTGCGTCGCCACGAATACCAGTCTCAAGCCAGCCGATACCGGACTTGACTGCGTCGGCAAAGGCCCGGCTGCGCTGGAATGGTGACTTGTTGGTATCAGATAGGTACTTCAGCAGATCGGTCTTGATCTCTGCGTCGTCGGTAGCGTCCTTGTGTTTAGCCAGGACCTTGTAGTCAATGCGCGTACGGCGCTCGGTGCCGATGATCCAGTCGATGGTTGGCTTGACTTCGTTGAACACCAATGGCGCCTGGCCACGGTCCATCAAAGCCTGGGCGTCGGATTCCTCCCACTGCATCGAGTCGTAGTAGTCCTCGTCCATCGCCATCTGGTAGCGGTTAGCACCCTGGCGCTGCAGCTCCTGGTCCAGCCAGGTCTTGAGTTGATTGAAGCGCTTCTCGTTGGCTTCGCTGTCTAACGGGTTCTTTGGTTGATCAGCTGCCTCAGCAGGATCTGCTTTACCGCCGAAGCGGGTTTCATCGTCCATAGCAGACTTGCTGCGGTAGTTCTCAATCGTTGCCATAGGAAACCTCTAAGGAGTCAGGCACGGTGATCTCTTCAGTCCGGATCACGCGGCCGTGGTTGGTGATGTTCATCTCGCCGATCACCTCTTTGGATTTCTGCTCGTTGTAGCCAGGCCGGATAGGCGGCATATTTACTAGGTCAGGAATGCCGTCGACGATGGTGTCGATGATGCGAGTAATGATTGATTTGTCTGGGAAGAAGCCCATCACCTGTGCGGCCTGGAAGGCCTTAGGCATGATGAACTCGAGGTCTGGATTACCGTCGCTCTTGGCGTACTGAAAGGCTGCAGACAGGCAGATTGCAAAGGCGCCTGACTCCAGTGTCTGCTTGGTCTTCGGGAACAGGATCATGGCCGGTTCGCCATTGACCCACTGATAGCTAACGACGAGGTCGCCGGCTATACGTTGCTTCCAAGACTTATCACCGCCGAGCATGACTGGCATCTAGCTTCTCCATGTTTAGAATGGAGAGGTTTTACGCTAGCTACCAGCATTCGCAGTTCAGTGAAGGGGGTTTAGGCTAGCTCCGGCTCTGCTTGGATCTCTGGTTTCGGCACGATGGCCAGGGCGACGGCAAGCTGGTTAGGCAAGTGTCTGAATACTGTCTGCCTGGCTTCCTCAGCGGTGGCAGCGCCGTCCACTTTGATCTTCTGAAAGCTGCCGTCCTTGTAACGCACTATGGTCATGATCATGCTGTCTTCCACCCTTTGTCTTTACGCTTCCATTGACCGCCGCCATTGCCGCCGATCGGACCGGCACTCAGCATCTGAGCGAACTGCCTGAGCGCGTCGGCTGCCTCTGAGTTGCCGTCCGACTTGACCGGCTCATCGATGAAGCGGCCTTGCTGGCTGTTCCACTTTTTCTTGTAGTTGTCGATACACTTGATGCCTTCAGCGCAGCCAGTCTTGTCGAACCAAATGGACGGAAAGGCATCCCGCGTCATCAGGATCCCGGTGCTGAGGTCTGAGATGAGCGGCACGATCTCGATGTTGCGCAGGCCCAGGTCCTCCATCATCTCTTTCACCGACTTGTTCGTATCGCTGAGCCGCTTGTGATCCGCATCGTGCGGGAAGTAATGCTTGCCCCAGAGGTAGCCGGTGTCCTGCAGGTACTTCATGTAGACCTTGAGGTTCTCTCCTCGCGCACCGAAGTAGCGGATGAAGCGGTGCTCCGGGCCGACCTGCTGGTGGAACCAGATCGCGCAGCCGTCTGAGTTGCCGATATCCCAGAACGTGTTGACCGGCGCATTGATCGTCGGGATATCCAGGATCCTGCCGTTGCTGCGAGCGGTCGCCATCTCTTTGGCGTAGTAGTTGCCCTCGGTAGACTTCTGAAAAGCCTCCTCCGGTGTGCTTGGGTATTCTTGCCACATTTTCTCGTCACTCCCACTGAAGTCTGTTTCCCTGGTAGCGACGTACCAGGCACGCTGTTCGATGTCGAGCTTGACCTGCACCAGGCCCTCGACGATGTTGAAATACTCGTGATCCAGCTCAGTGATCGTCACGTAGCTAGGATCCATGCGGTATTCAGGGTTGTCATGCCAGGCGTAGAAGTGCAGCTTGAAGTCACGCTCGGATAGCGGTGTGGCCTCCTGCTTCAGGGCCAGGGCGCGCTGTGTCTTATCGTAGAAGTCGCCTTCACTGCCCTCGGCCGTAGACTCGATGATCGCGATCCCGGTGAGCGGTACAGCAGGCAGCGAACCCGTGGCCACCTCTCGCGCCTTCTCTGGATACTTGGCGCAGATCTTGCCGTACTCTGAGATCAGCAGGCGGTGGATCGTACCGGAACGCATCGATGTGGCTACCCGGATCACTGAGTTGTTATGCGCGAACTTGAGCTGCGTTGAGGTCTCTCTGGCCAATGGCATCCTGGCACGCAGCTGCTCTGGCAGATTCTCATAGGCGAACTTGACCTTATCGCTGAAGATCACCTCGGCCGCCTCTTTATCCTGGGCAATAATGCCGCAGCGCTGGTTAGCGTTGAACAGCGCATGGTCCAGCCAGGCGATACAGATCAGAGTCGTAAAGCCTAATTGCCGGGCCTTCAGGATGATGTTGCGGTAGTGCAGCCGTTTGATGAATCGGCGCTGAGCCCGGTTAGGCTTGAACTTCATCACGGTGCCGGTATCGTCCAGGTCCTCTTTGACGATGATGTAATAGAGATTATTCAGCCGCCAGACCGGGTCGTTGAGGTGCTGCTGGAACTCAGCGTAGACTGCGTCCAGTTCCTCCTTGGGTACCTGGGCCGGGCTAGTCGTCATCGTCGTCGTGGTCTACTGTTATGCCGGTCTGAACTGGCAGCGAACTACCCTGGACGGCCATGATCACGGCCATCAATGGATCCACTTTGTCGCCGTTACTGGTGACATCGATCTTGTCGCCGTACTTCTTAGGCAGCAGCTTGCTGATCACCCACTGCCTGGTGTTGACCATGAGCTTGGCGTGGGCTACAGACTCAGAGGTGACGACCATTACCGGCTGGCCATTGCGCATCAGCGGTATGCCGTCGACCATGAGCGGAGCGCCGACACCGTCTGCCAGGGTGATGAGCTCCTCGGCATACATCTCAGCCTTGGCAGCCAGTGCGGTCGAATAGGCTAGCTGCACTTCAGGGTCGGTATTGATCCAGTCGAATACAGTCTGCCTGGCAGGCATGCCGGCCTCTTTGCAGATCGACACCAGAGACTCGCCAGTTGATACGCGATCAAAGATCTGCTTGATAAGTTCAGGGGTTTTAGAGATGTAAGGGCTGTACGCAGGCGCGATAACTGTCACCTTTTTAGTCCTCTTAGCTGGCTTTTTGGCTTCTGTCATTCTTAACCTTTCCGCATCAATAGGAGAATGTTCTGAAGCTCAATGACTGAGCCGTTACTGAATTTCTCACAGCTCTGTGCGTACTCTCTCTCGTCACGGTTTCTGCGCACGGTAGGAATATCGCCACACTTTCCGGTCCAGAGATAGAGTCGAACGTGTTCTCGAGATGGATGCCAGCCCTTCTTCTCAATGTACTGGCCCAAAGCCAGCCAGGAGATGGCGGCCCTTACTGCATATTCCTTAACTTGCAATGCTTCTGCTATGTCCGTGGTTGTGAAAGGCTGGAAGCCCCTGGAGATTACAAAATCGAGTACGTCTTCTCGTTTCACTCTCATAAACTAGCATTCACAATGGATTTGCGTCTTTATACCTGAAAATATACCTATCGATAAATTTTTATAGCCGCTAGAAGCCTTATATATACAGCCTTTCCCCTCTAATTTGTTGTATTTTTACCACAAGGTATAAAAAAACCTCTACTGAGTAGTTGCTTTTATTTTACCCGTAGGTATAATGGAGCCTGTGATGTGACAGATCACTACCGCTTTGACCCAGGACGTTTGACCGGAGAAAGACCTGGAGAGTGTGAGAACCGGATCCCAGAACCACCGTGGGGAGCCAGCTGGCTGAAAACGGAGTTGTTGTCATTGACGGATCAGTGACCATAAGTAAGCAGGCAACAGGCACCTGCGCCGCGACGAGCTAAGGCCACGCAACTCGAAAGCAGGCTGCTTACTTCTGATATCAAGGAGAACGATATGAACAAAGAAAGACGTAAACAGATTGAGGCCATCAAAGGTCTCGGCAGCCAGATAGAAACTCTGCTGGAAGAAATGAAGAGCGCCGTGGTCGCTGTTCAGGAAGCAGAACAGGAAGCCTTCGACAATCTACCTGAGGCCATTCAGTACGGAGAGCGAGGCGATAAAGCTCAGACAGCCATCGACGCTCTCGGTAACGCGGACAGCGAACTGGACGACATCGTTACCAGCTTAGAGAACTTCGCCACCTACTTGGACGACGCCAGCGAATAGTTCACAAATCAGGCCGCTTTCACTGAGAGCTGCCGAGTTTGTTAACAAGGAGATCGTTATGAAATATCTTGCACTCGTTATCGCTCTTGTCCTTACCTTCGGTGCTAAGGAAGCTTACACCGCATACGCCGTGGCCGTCTGCGTGACAGACACTCAATGCCAGGCAGCTGACGGCCAGGAGATCTAGTATGGCTACCCTGGACCGTAAAGAATTTGAACGGCGCTACCCTGGTGGCAGCTACGACGGTTACGTGGCCGGTGAAGAGGCTGCCGCTCGTTTCTACCGCAGGCCCCCTGCTGAGGTCAGTCGCGACCTCGCTGCTCAGAATGCTGAGTACAAGGCCCTTGGCTTTTCTTGCGACTAAAAACTATACCTGGAGATATACATGGCTTTATCAAAACAACGTATCGAAAGCGCTCTCGACCAGCTTAAGGACCAGGCGTTCTGGGCCAAAGATAACGGGTACGAAGCTCTGGCCTTTGGTTACGAGGCAGGCATCAAGGCCCTTGAAAAAGAACTTGAAGATCAGAAGGTGGCTTACGCCTTCTCTGGCTAGCAAATCAGGCCGCTTTCACTGAGAGCTGCCGAGTTTGATAACCAAGGAGATATACATGGCTAGAAATCTGAAAGCAATCCCGGGCTTGGCCCGCAAGGCTAATCCTACCAACACCGACCTGGTGAAAGCCGTCATGGAATACAGCGACTACGGCGCTTTAGTTCAGGCCTTCGTCGTCGAGGCCATCAAGCAGTACGCAGACAAGGTTGCGGATCCTGCGACCGTCGTGCCGGATAGCCCGTTCATGGACGGCGCCACTTGGAAGGGTGTCGCTGCCGAGATTAAAGGAAAGTTCGAGAACTTCTACGGCTAGTTCGCAAATCAGGCGGCTTTCACTGAGAGCTGCCGAGTTTGTCAACCAGTAAAACAGGAGATTCAAATGGCTAATACAGCTCAAGTAGTTCAGTTTTCCAAGGCCAAGCAGGTCAAGGTCATCGACGAGTTAGGCCTGCTCAAGGCTCAGATCGCCGCCCTGCAGGACCAGTACGACAATAAGGTTGCCGTCTTCAAGGAGTTCGGCGTCGGGGAGTACACCGGCAAGGTTTACAAGATCAACGTCAGCGAGGCCAGTCGTACGACGCTCGACAATAAGCTCGTTAAGGGTTTTCTGACACCAGCTCAGATCACCGAGTGCAGCAGGACCAGCATCAGCGTGTCAGCAGTAGTGAGGGCCAGATAATGGCTACCAAGTTCAACAAGCTCGGACTCAAGGTCTGCGCCGTGTGTGGCGGTAGGCTCTTCATCAACGGACAGTGTCTTACCTGTGTCAAGGAAGTTCACGTCCCTAGTTAACCAGCTTAAGCCCATCAGGAGGTGGGTTTAGTCAGTTTAACTACTAGGAGATTTACATGGCTTCAGCAGCATACAACTACGACGTTATCGAAAACGGTGACGGTGACGCTGACGACTACAACGTCGCCATTCAGCAGGCCATCAACGGTGGCACGGCCTGGAAGCTTCAAGGCTCTGCCGGTCGCGCTCTTATGGACTCAATCAACGCCGGGGCTGCAATGCTCGGCGTCAATCCTGCCAGCGACTACTACGGCAACTACATCCCTTCTCGCACTGACGTGAAGGCCGGTACCAAAGGCAGCTACGAGTTCGTAGTGGCGGCCAACGGTACGGAATACGCCGACATGCTCGCGGCACTTTAAGGAGATACGCATGCCCCTACAAATTCGCGAAATGCCTAAGGGCTCCGACTACCAGTACGAGGTCGAGTTCAAAGGCGTCCTCTACCGCTTCTATTGCTACCTGGCAGCTGACCGCTTTGTATCCGAAAAACTTAAGGAGACCTAATGGCTACACTCACAACATTCACGGAGGCAAACTACTTTGCTTTCAAGGCCCACGAAGGCCAGCTGCGTAAGGGCAAGTTAAAACTGCCTTACATCTGCCACCCCCTGGAGGTCGTCAACATCCTGGCCCGTACCGGTTACGTCGATGACTACAAGGTTCTAGCCGCTGCCGTGCTGCATGACGTCGTTGAAGACTGCGACGTTAAGCTTGAAGTTATCGAGGCCCTGTTCGGCAGCGAAGTTGCTGCCCTGGTCGATACCCTGACTTTTCCTGCAGGGTTCTCTAAGGCCGCCAAGATTGCACTCGCTCCTACCTTCGGGCCTGACGCCTGCGCGATCAAGACCGCCGACCTCATCAGCAACATCAACAGCATCACGGAAGACCCGACCTCAATGGCTGACTTCGACGCCATTCGCTTCGTCAAGTATGCCAAAGCTATGCACGACGCTTTTCAGTTCCATAACTCAACCCTGAACAGAGAGTTCACCCTGGCCGTAATTCGTTTCAACATCGTTTTCAATCCTAAGGAGATCTAACCATGTACGGTAAACCTATCACTCGCTACAACGCTCCAATGACCGACGCTCAGATCCAGGCGGTCGCCCCTTCAGTCTTCGGCAGCGAGGCCCATGAGTCTCGCTCAGAACGCTACACCTTCATCCCTACCATCGACGTCGTCAACGGCCTCCGTAACGAAGGCTTCGAGGTCTTCGAGGCTCGTCAGTCCCGCACCCTGGACAAAGGCAAGGACGCCTATACGACTCACGTCCTGAAGCTGCGCCACCCGGGTACGGACGGCCTCTTCAAGGACCAGAAAGAAAAGGTCGAGATCATCCTGCGTAATTCGCACGACGGCGCATCAGCCTTCGCGCTCGAACAGGGCGTCTACCGTCTCGTGTGCAGCAACGGCATGGTGGCATCCAGCACCGTGGCCAGCATGCGTGTGCCTCACGTCGGGGACGTCACCGGCCAGATCATCGAAGGCAGCTACAAGATCGTAGAGAACTCCCTGGAACTCGAGTCCGTCATCGAAGAGTGGAAAGGCATTCAGCTCGACGAGAAGGAACAGCAGGCCCTGGCCTTCGGTGCCGCGCAGCTTCGTTTCGGCGACGACTTTCGCGACAAGATCAACGACCCTACCCGTCTTCTTAACGCTCGTCGTTGGAGCGACAAGGGTAACGACCTCTGGACCAGTTTCAATCGCGTCCAGGAGAACGTCATCAAAGGCGGCACGCACTTAGGCTACGAGAAAGGCCGTCGTAAGACATCTCGCGGCATCACCGGCGTGGACCAGGACCTGAAGCTCAATAAGGGCTTGTGGCAGTTAGCCGACTTCCTGGCCAAGGTTAAGTCCGGCGCGGCGAACGTCGAAGAGATCCTCGCAGCAGCTTAGTTAAACAGCTCAGGCCTCTCAGGAGGGAGGCCTCTACGGTTTAATTATCAAGGAGATTCAAATGCGTATACCCATGACAAAGAAAATCGTAATGGAAACACGTAACGGTGAAATGGAGATCACTAAAATCGGCGACTCCTACCACCTGACCTATCACAACCCGATCTTCAAAGGCTCCCCTTTCAAGATGCCTACCTCGTTCAGCACTGACTTCACTATCGACCAGATCCTGAAGTCGTCAGAAGTGCTCACCTTCATGTCACGTTTTAATTAGGAGAATCAATCATGGGATACACACACTATTTCGACTTCAAAGCAAAACCACCTAAGGACGTCTGGGAAGACTTCATCAAAGCCAAGGACGCAATCCTCAAACAGCACGCTGAGTCTGGCGGCTTCCCGATCGAAGACTTAAGCGACCTGTACACGGTCGACATCAACGGCGTCGGAGATGACGCTTTCGAGAACCTGGTCCTCCACCCAGACCCCGGCTGGAGTTTCTGCAAGACAGGTCAGAGACCCTACGACGTGGTAGTCGTGGCTGTGCTGTGCGCTCTGGCTACGATCTGCAAGGATTACGTCTTAGTCACTTCAGACGGCGATCGCGAAGACTGGCTCGAAGGCCAGAAGCTTGCCTGCGACGCACTTGGCCAGGTCGAGATACCCTCAACCATTTAGGAGACGGCATGAACAGCAAGCAAGACATCATGGCCATGGACGACATCCTCAAGCTCGACTTCCTGAAAATTGAGGCCAAGTGGTTTAAGTCCAGGCCCCGTTTGGATCAGACCAGGATCCTGCGCGCCATCGATAACGCGGCCTCTAATCAGACCGGCAAGACAGCAGGCGAAGCTGAAAAGAAACGCAAACCTTTCTACAAAAAACTTAACGAACTAGGAAAACTAAATGACTAACCAAAACCCTTTACTCGGTACTTTCAACAGCCTGGACGATATCTTCGAGGTTATCATTGAAGACTCTCCGGAACAGTCCGACTTAAACTTTCTTAATATACCGTGGACCGAATCTCGCTACGAACCGGGCCCAGGCTTTTACCCTCTGTCCGGGTTACCTGGACCCGCATTTGGAGGAGGAGGCGCCCTGTTCGCTCGCCCTAAAGCCTTCGTGGCCAGAGCGCTGCAGGCTAAGTGCCAGGGCGGCGTCATTGGCGGATTCCGCGTTATCCCCTCTGCAGAACTTAGTTTGCACGGC